GATCCCTCATACGGCGTCCAGTCGACAGCCGTTCGCACTTCGATACCGTCGTCGCCTTCGCTGCGTTCCCAGACATCAACGATGTAGCCGACGGACGTATTACGCAGGATGCCGTCCGCAATGTCGCGCACCGTGTCGGCGGCACGTTCGGACGCTGACAGCTTCACGGTTGCAACGAGTTCGCCATTTTCGACACGGGCGGTGTCAGGCACAAATACGCCGACAAGAGCATCAAGGGATTCGTCGTTGTGCTGCGCCAGAAACGGCGCGCCGCTATTCAGCCGTTCAAGCCTGATATGCGCGGCGTCCATCGACAGGCGTTCGTGATAGTAGGTGTCGCGGTTCCAGTCGTATCGAAGCACATCGACACCGGAACCAAGCGACACCGTAATTTCGCGAGTTTCAGGGTTCCAGCTTTCAGGCCGGAAACGCACCTGCGACCGCGTTTCAAGTGGCTTGCCGTTGCGTGTCAGGGTCGTCTTGTCCATCGGATATTACTCCACGTCCAGTTTCGAGATTATCCGGATCAAGAAGTCGGTCAAATTTTCCAACTAATCGGTGGTTTCGGTCGTGGTAGTACCAGCGGGCGGTTGCTGCGCCTGTCCAGCAAGCGTGACGGCGGCAAGGTTGCCACTCGAAAGGATACCGAGGTCATTAAGCAGCGCGTTGTCAGCCGCGATGGCGGCGGTTTCAACGTCCGGGTCAATCCCAAATGCTTCCATGATCGCGGGCCTGGATTCAAGGCCCGCCTGCATCTTGAGTATGGCCGTAGACACTTCGGTATTTTCGTCCGCAGACGGTATGCGCGGACTTGACCAACGCACGGCGTACATGCCGGGACGGTTCGGCAGCAGACCAACAACCTGGCATTCGCTGATAAACCGCCTGTAAATCTTGTTCATCGCGGGCAGTAGTATCAGCTCCCGTTTTACCGTCAGCGCCACTTTTTCCTTGATCAAGCTGAGTTTCGCCTGTGCGAAACTGGAGTCAGACATGTCGCCGCTGATCGTGTGGTAACTCATGCCGACGCCTGCAGCCGCTTCATGCAGCAGCGCCGCGATGAATTCTTTGATACCCGACGGCATCTTGGCCTCGTTGAATACGATGTCCTTTCCGTCAGGCGTCATCGCAACCATGCCCGGGAATATCTGGTCGACTACGTTTCCGTCCGAGTCAACAAGCGGCGACTGCCCGGTTACATCATCATCGACGTTGTTGATTCCAGGATGTGTGTCATTCTGCGCGCCACCCTTCACGACTGCCGCGATGCTGGCCACCGTCCGTGCCGCAATCAAGATTGCGCGCTGGAAACCGGCCAGGTTCCACAGCGTCATCAATACCGGGGTCAGTAACGGCACGCCGCGCACCTGTCCAGCACGATACGCTTCCATGACGTGGACGATGTTGTCGGCCGGCACGCGGGTTGTCTCAAGTGTTGAACCCATGCCGAAGACAGCATACGACGCGCCGGGATGTTCGCGCAGCAAGTGATAGGCTGTGATTTCGCCGATCGCGTCGAATTCAACGCCGCAGATTATCCTTGCATCGTTCTTGCCCCACGTCTGCGTCTTTGTCACGGGCAGCAGATCAGGTTCAAGCAACTGCAACTTGAGCGGGGGCAGGCCTGGCATGTCAGACGGTTTGCGCGAACGGAAGCGGATCAAGCCTTCACCGTCCATCAGCCAGTGTTTCACGAGCAGGCTTTGGACGCCGTAAATATCGAGATTCATTCCCGACGCCGGTTGCTGTCCCCATTCCTGCCAGAGCGCCCATATTTTTTCGTCAAGTGCCTTGTCGCCCGTCATCGGCGTTGGCTTGATACCCGTAGCCACGATTGCGTTAACCGCCGTGTCGATGATGGTCCGCCCGTACCCGGTATTCTGGTACGCGTCACGGCACTTGGCCCGCAGTTTATCAAGGCTGGTCTGCACGTCGTAATTGGCATCACCCGTCACGCCCGTCCAGTACGCATCGTGGCCGCCAGTCCGCGCCGCGTCGAATGCCCGCTTGCGCCTTGGCTTCGGTTCGCCCGCAGGATCCGCGCCCGCCATCAGGTCATCCATCGTGACTGCGACATTCCGGCCACGCGCCACGTCAAGCGCCGCAGCCAGACCCGTTTTTGCTTCGATTGTTTTTTTCATGGCGTCACCTGTCCCGGAAGCGGATCGCGCCCGCTGTCGGTCGCCGCGTTTTCGCCGCCTGGTCAAGTTCCGCCTGGATTTCGTTGATACGGCGCATCATGTCTTCGCCGCTTGCGTACTGCACGACCTTATCGCCGTGCTTCACCGACAGCACGCCCTGAGCATACGCTGCCTTCAGTTCATCGAGTTCCGACTGTGTCCATGCCATGATTCAAACCCCTCTGCTCCAATCAAACGCGGGCCGTTTTTTCCTCGCGGGCCGCACGGTTGAATGTAACGGGGTTTGAACAGACTGGGAAATTTTCCGAAGTATTGCGGCAGATTCGGCGGCAGACACAGGCGACGGCGTAACCGCGACACGTTCGGCCCGCTTGAACTGGAAGCCGGACAGTTCAATGAATTTCTTCGCGGCGATGTTGTACTTCAACAGGTCGAGTGCTTCATTCGGCGCCGCCTCGCTTTTCTTCGTCCAGTGTACCCGCACCTTCCCGTCTTTGCCGCGCACCTTGAATCGCTGTTCAGCCGTCAGCATGTCCAGCAGGTTAGGTATCTTTTCAAGCAGGCTTTCGGGAATGTGCAGGAAATTCGGGCCGGGTTCTTTTGCGCGCAGCATCCTGTCGGCGGCGTCGGTTGCCGCGATGGTTTTGACGACGTAGTAAGGCGCATTCTTGATCTTCCTCAGATTCGCCCGCTGCGCCACAGCCGCGATGATGGGATCAGCCGGCGTGCCGTCGACGCCTTTGATCGCGTAAACCTTCTGGCGCGTCCGTCGCATTGTGTATTGCAAAACCTCAGTCGCCGAAAAGCCGCGGTCAACAAACCATGTCGCCGCGGCACCCCGGCGCCCGTCAGCGAATTCAAACACCTTACCAAGCAACTGATCATGCGCCGCCCACGTTTCGTCATCCGTCGCCGCACCTGGCGTCACGACGTAATCGAGCAGGTATCCTTCACCGTCTGCCGCCCATCCAATCCACATGCTTTCAAGCCGCGCCCGTCCCTGTTCGCCGCCCTGCACGTCGGTTGCCGCCGTTATCATTTGCACGTCAGCCGGCACGAATTCCCAATCAGGTTCGACGTGTGTTTGCAGTTCGTGCGCGTCCAACGCTTCACCTCTGTCTTCAAACGGGCGGGCCATGCGTGTGTTGACCAGTGTTCGCATCGGGTCGAGGTCGCCAGCCTTCATGCGGTCAACTGCCGCGTCCCACTGCCGCGCAAAGTCGGCCCATGAAAACGTGCCAAGCGGCATGTACATAAAGTTCAGCAGGTACGATTCAATGCTTCCATCCGCCGCCGCGTTCGTCGGGTCACTCCATCGCCCGCCGGCCAGAAACCGCGACTTGTCGACGTTGTGCCAATGCCCGGCACACTCGACGCATTCGTAATGCACGTCCGAGTAATCGCCCCGCGTCCACTTCAACCGCCAGTTTTTCAGGTCGTCGTCGCAAGGCTCCAGGCTTTGCATGTGTCCACAATGCGGACACGGCACCATGAACCGGCGCATCGTGCCGCGCTTAACCCAGGATTCAATCTCACTTTGCCCCTTCACTTTCGGACTGGATACGATCAACGTCTTGGCCAGTTCGCCGAATGTCGTCTGCCGGTTCATCGCCAGTTCAGTTGACGACCCGGCGCTTGACACGTTTTCGCGGTGGTCATCGGCTTCGTCAATCATCACGTCGCGGATGGTGTCCGAGGTCAGGCCCGACACCGACTGCGCGCCAACCAATTTGACGGTGCCGCCGGTGAACCGTTTCAATTTGATGGTGTTGTTTTTGTCGCGCCCGCCGTCAGACGCCATGACCTTTGACCGAAGCAGCGCCGAATCACGGATCATCAAGTCAAGCCGGTTCTTTGAAAACTCCTCAGCTTTCGTGTCATGCGACGTTACCCACAAAAACGGCCCGGGGTAGCAGCCGATGCGTGACACAAGGAAGGCCTGCCCGATAACCGACTTACCCATCTGGACGCCAGCCATCAACGCAACGACGCGGGCAGCGGTTCCCGGCGTCAAGTCGTCCATCGGTTGCCGCAAGTATGGGTAAAGGTCTAGGTTTATCGGGCCGGTGACTTTCGAGTATTCAGGCGACAGGATCAAATGGCGTTCAGCGATTTCGGATACCGTCAAATGCGGCGATGGAACGAGACACGCGAGCATACCATCAGCCAGTGCCAGCGCCGCGTCGTCGAATTGATCACACGTCCACATGCGGCGCCCCTTCTGTCACTGCCGCCAAAGCTCGTTCGATTTCGCATTCCAGGATACGGCGCACCGCCGCCGGGTCAGTCTGGCCAACCAGCAGTTCGGCGCAGCGGTTCGGTATCGATTCGACGTTGACTTTAATCTTCGTCGCCACGTCAGCGTAAACGGCCAGCGCCCGCGACACCGGTATCAGTTCACCGCGCAGTTTCGCAACTTCGATTTCAGCCTTTTCAGCTTTCGCTACCGTTTCGCGGCGTTTGGCTTCGTAGATATCGATGAAGGCTGTCGGGTTCGTTTCCTTGATGCGCTGCATGTCCCGTTCGTCGTCATCACCCGCGCCCGCGCCCGCGCCCGCGCTCAATGGCATCTTCGGCCCCGCGCCACGGTCAGACTTCCCGCCGACAAACGGACTTCGCAGCATGTCCACCCGTTCCCGCGTTGCGTCCAGGTCAATCGACTTGTCAGGATGCCGCACAAGCCAGCCCTTTTGTTCCCACTGCGACAACGTTTCGCGGGTAATTCCCAAAGACTCACAGGCGTCTTTGCCAGATACGCCGACCTTTTTTGCAACACCGGCCATGTCAGCCTCTGGTTTTTCGCCGTGTCTGAAAAATGCCCGAACCTGATTGATCCCCGTTATCAGGGTTTC